TGCGTCCATCCAAGTTCTGTGAAACCAATTACCCACACCATTTGGTGTAGAAAGTGCTATACATTGTCCACCAGTTGATAGTGTCTGAGATGCTGCTGCCCATATTGTATCTATCCTATCAATAAATGCTGCCTCATCAAGTATTAATAATGATAATGCCTCTGAACGACCAGCATCTTCACCACTTGATACTGCTTTTACTTGTGAACCATTTTTATATCTCAATGATAACTTATTATCTTCAACACATGGTTGTTTTAACCAACTTGGTAAGTTTGCGTGCATTACACGAACTTTTGTTACTAAGTTTTTGGCAACTTCTTGTTTCGTAGCAATTACCAAGATGTTTTTATCGTGATGAAATGTCATCATCCATAAAGAGTATCCAGCAGTTAGTGTTGATATCCCTAATTGTCTTGCTTTCAAAATTATATTAAAGCGATGCTGTACTAAATCACTAACAGTTGATTCTTGAAAATTATATAAATTAAAAGGTATCTTACCCTTTATTGGATGTTGTATCACACAATACTTTTTCAAGAAATAAACAGGGTCGGATGCACATTTTACATACTCCTGTTTAATTACATCTTTTAATTGTCCTTTTGAGTTTCGGTCCATATTAATATACTACGCTTACAGTACCACTTCCGCTTATTTGTTTTACACCTATTTCATAAAGTGTTTTAGCAGTTAAAGATGATGCCGCAATAGAATCACCTTCGGTTGGCCAAATAACTGAACTTCCTGCAGTAGTTATAATAAATCCACTTGAACCGGCATCAGAACCAGTAAAATGTGTTATACCAGCAGTTGCGGTTTTAATTTTGCCAAACTTTGCATCATCTTTTATAGAAGGTACGCTTCTACTTGACACATCAGTTCTTCCTTTACCACCACTTGTTATTGTTGCCATTTATTTTCTCCTATTAATTAATGTTATTTCCCTATATATAAATATATTACTTTAAAGAATCTTCTATTTTTTGTAGATGCTCTAAAGCTTTATCGGCCTGTTTTTTAATATCTTCCATATCCATTTGCCACTTTTCTTTATCAACGGAATATCCATCAGGTCTAACTTGTTGCCAAAATTCTACAGAATCTTGTTTTTTAAACTCTTCAATACTTTGTTTTTGCTCTCTTACCCAGGCTAATTTGTTTGCAATCACTTTTTTTGTAGCCCATTCATCATATGTACCGTCAATCCTCAGTTTATTTTCAACTTTTACTTGACAGTCTAAACAATGACTGTATAAATACCACATTCTATCATCTAACCGTCTTTTCATTACTTTTTTACATTCAGGACAGAACCAAGGTACTCTTGCTTCTTTAGTTATCTCTAATTTTTCATCTATTCGGTTTCGTTCTTCTTCTTTTTCTAGTTTTAACTTCTTTTTAAAGTCTAAATCTTCTTGAGCGACAAAAATTCGTTTTTCTGGAGTTTCTCCATGTAAAATAGTTTGTAACGCTTCATTTTGTCGTTTATTTTCTCTACTATATGACATATTACCTCTTAATTAAAAATTTAATAAACCTAATATTTGATTTACTGGCGCAAATGCTCCTGTAAACTTATATGTTTTACCGTTATACTTAAATACTATTCCTTCTGATGGTACAATTGCGGATAATCCACCAATTTTATTTAATTTATCTAATTGTAACTTCAAAGTTTGTATCTTTTTTATATCTCCACCACTTTTTACTGTCTTTATTGCATTAATCACATCTTTTCGTATCTTTTGTACGGCCTTTTGGGGTGAAGCGGCTAAATATCCACCAATATTCTTTAATATTTCAGCTCCTACATCAAAAAACAACACTTCAAATGGTTTCATATTATCCTTTACCCATTTTTGGTGGTCATTCTTATCAAATGATAATACCCAATCAAGAAATTTCTTATTATCTATATCTTTCTTTATCATTGGTATCTTATATGACTTATCAAAGAACGCCCATCTCTTAGTTAAGTTAACTAAAATATGATTTGGTATCTTATATTTCATTTGTTTTGACGCATTAAAAATAAACTCTTCCCAGTATGATTGATGGTATTTAGATAAAGTATCATTATCTTTAAGTTTATACTGGTTTTGTAACTTTTTTAATCTATTCAAATATACTTTCTTCTTTTTACTAAAATCTTGTACTTTAGGTACTGATAAAAATTGTGGTTTACCAATTGTATAATGTTTTTGTACACTTTGATTTACTTGTTTAATCATACCAGCTAACATACGAGCTGAATCTTTAGGTTGTCCTATTGCTGTACCACTTTCATCATATTCTAATGTTCCGTGAAATACTATTTGTGCTTTATCATAATCTATTACATTAGCTGACTTTGGATACATAACTTCTAAGTTCATCCAGTTTTTACCATTGCCAAATATCTTATCTTTTTGTTTATCAGATAAGGAACCTATTGATTTATTCAAATCTTTCATTGCAAATACAAAAGCATCTCTAATATCACCTCTACCTGAAAATTTAGAAGCAACACCCTTTATATCCATCGCCGATGAACCAAAGTTTTTTAGTTGTCCTTTGTTTCTTGCTGTAACTAATTTCCCGTTTACCCAAGAAATCATTAAATTTTGACCGTCAAGTTTCTCTGTAACTCCATCCTCTCGGTTTAACTTACCGCCGAGTCCATTAATAATTATCTGTTTTAAATCTGAAAATGTAATGTTTTTATCATCGAACGGATGATTCATATGACCATAAGCTCCACCCTCTATTAATAACTTAACTTCTTCATCTAAATTTATTCGTTCTTTTAAATCTGTATTTTCAGTTTCACCATCTGCTCCAGGTAATGCAGGTGATTTAGGGTCAACTCCTTTATCACTTATTCCCATCCATTTAATAATTTCATATCCTAAATGTCTTAAAACTTTATCTTCTATGTGTTTTTTATATTTTCCATGTTTCTCATATGATACTGTAGGTACAATAGTATACTTTAATGTATAATCATAATCAGGATTTACGGCATGTTTTCCTAACATATAATCAACAAGTTCCCAACCAGTATCTTTGTACATAGATTCAATCCACTCTTCGGCATTACTTCTATAATCACTAAATCCCTTATGAAAAGTTGCTGGTCCGTCATCTACAGGAGAACCAGTAGTAGCACTTCCTTCTTTTAAAATCTTTGATATATCATTCTGAATTAAAAATTCATCTATTGATTCAAATAACTTTTTAAATTTATTATTCATCATAGTAAAGATACCTTTATCAAAATATCCAAATGCTTTTTTAAATAACTTCTCTCTATCTTTTTCATAATCAGGTGAACCAAGTAATTGTCTCATTACTGTTCCACTAACTTCTTTACCGCCAACGTTAATTGATTGATGTGGTGCAGTAAGAATATATCCGCGTTCTCTAAACCCAACCATATTATTTTTATTCTTTTTATAATCATCAAAGTATGCTCCGGATTTTAATCTACCTGCATCTTTTTTCCCAAATATATAAATTACCGCAGTTGTATCTTCATCAAAGTTCTTTAAAGTATTTATAGCTCTATATGGTGATTTCTCTTGTATAATTTTATTCTTAGGAATTCCCATTTTAGTCATATGCCGAACTTTTTCTTTAAAATTCATTGGGTGACGAGGTGGTTGTTTTATATTAGACGTAACTATGTATGCATCATCTACTTGTTTCTTTAACCACTCATAAGTTTTTTTGTGATGTAGACCAAAAGGTTGAAATCTTCCACCATATACTCCAATTACTTTTTTGATTTCACTCTTTTCTTCAGTAACCTTTTTATATCCACTCATTGAATTCGTTTTATTCTTTTTAACCTTTTTCTTTGATGTGTCTCCTTGTATAACACCATCACAACCAACAACAGTCATTTCCTTTACACCTTGTTTTTTTAAAATACGTTGTTTTTCAACCCATTTCTTAGCTTGTTTATTTTTAATTGGTTTTTTAATAAATTTACCAATTCCCTTTCCTACCAACATATTAAACTTTTTCTGTGCCTGTTTAGGATTTAATGTTTTATTATTATCAACTAATAAAAAATTGGCATTTCCAAATAATCCTTGAAAATACGCCATATTCTTTTGTACACTATTCCAATATTTTTTAACAACTTCTGGCGGTAAAACCCTATCTCTTTCTTTATTTCTTTTTTGTGCAACTTCTAATGAAGTATTTACAAATACCATATAAGTATCATAACCTAACTTCATTAAATTTTGTCGTTCTTTTTTAACAGCACTATACTTATGTCCAGTTCCATCAATAATAACTCCCAACCGACCTTTAGTATAATTCTTTAATCTTTGTTTACTTAAATCCTTAGTATGCCCTCTCAATCCACTATAATCATCATAAGTCGGATCTGTAAGTTGTCTAAATAATTCATCTGGCATATTATCAATATCAACAGTATCAAAATACTTTTTTAAGAATGATTCAAATTCTGTATCTTGGTTAACTAATTTAAGACCATACGCTGAAGTATTAATTTTTTTAGGAATACCAAATAATTCACTTGCAACATATGATTTACCACTGCCAGGACCACCAGCAAGAAACACTGCTTTAAAAATACCTGGATCTTCAACGCCCTCTTGAATAAATGGTTTTACTATTTCATTAACTAATAATTCTAAACTCATAATTTCAATTCTAATTCTTGCCTAAGATTGTCTTCTATAGGACGTGGTAATGATTTGGAATCAAAATAACCCCAATCAGAATGTTCTTCATCAAGCGTTGGTTCTGGTTGACCTGATAATTCAACTGTATATAATCTAACAATTCTATTATATTTACTATCTTTTAATGTAGTAAAATATACTAAAGAATTAGGGTCAATGTCAAGCTTTGTTTCTTCATAAAACTCTCTATATGCACCTTCTTTAGATGTTTCACCACTTTCTACATGTCCTACAGGTGGCGACCAAAAATTAGGGTATTTGCCAGCAATTTCAGAACGACGAAGTAATAAAATCTTGCCTTCTGATTTAACAATAACACCACCAATTCGTTTTGGTTTTTCTATTTCTGTTATTAAATCAATTAATTTTGGTATAGACATATATATGCTCCCATATCTATAAATATAACATACTAAACTTCAAGTCCTCTACGAAACCAACCAAAGTAAAATTTCTCTAAATCTGGTTTTCTTGTTACTAAATCTGCATAGTATTTGATTCGATATGCTCTGACTCTTTCCAATTCAACACCTTTTAGTGCTCCAATGGTCATTGGACCTAATCCACCATCAACTTTTAATCCTGCACCCTTTCCATTAGCTGCCTGTTGTAATATCTTTACTGCTCTACTTTTACCCATATTAACACAGCAATCGAAATAAATGTGCCATAATTCTTCGGGTAAAGATTCTACTTTGTTCTTATCCCAATATTCCGTTTTATAAATAAGTGTGGCTTCTGCCTTGGTTAAATTCTTTATATCTACATCGGGATTACTTCTCTTGGCTATACCAAAATTAGTTTCACCACCTGGATCTTTCGGGTCGTTTACATAACCACCTTCATGTTCCAATAC